CTCTTGCAGAGCAGTATGACAGAAAAGCTTTCAGAGCTATCACAAAGGCTGCAAGACAAGCTTCACCAATCACGAAGAACTCCTTCAAAGAGCCCGGTGGAACACAGATTCGCTTGAATAAATCAGGCACAAACGATGGTAGTGCTGCATACGATTCAACCGCTTTAATTAACGGTTTCTATGACGCTGCCGCTGCACTCGACGAGAAGGGTGTAGGACAAGAGGGTAGAGTAGCTGTACTTAACCCAAGACAGTACTATGAACTTATCCAGAACATAGAGACTAACGGCTTAATCAACCGTAACGAGAGAGGAGATGCGTTACAATCAGGTAACGGAATCATTGAAATAGCTGGTATCACCATCTACAAGTCAATGAACATTCCTTTCTTTGGCAGATTCGGTACTAAGTTTGGTACTGCATCTAACACAAACCCCGGTGTTACAGACCCCGGAGCAACAGGTGACTTCGTAGAAGTTGCTATGGTTGATGAGACTGCTGGTTCTAACGCAACAAAGACTATTAACTCTTATGGTAATGGTACTTCTGCGTTCGAGAACAGCTGTGGTCTTGTTTTCCAAAAAGAAGCTGCTGCTTGCGTTGAAGCAATCGGCCCACAAGTTCAGACAACATCTGGAGACATCTCAGTGGTATACCAAGGTGATGTAATCCTAGGTCGTCTAGCTATGGGTGTAGACGCACTTAACCCTGCTGCTGCTGTTGAGTTCGTAGCTGGTGTGGCAACAAGCCGCAACTCTGCTGGCGCATCAACAACTGTTGGAAACGCTGCTTTCTAACTTACACTTTATACGGAGGCTTCGGCCTCCTTTTTTTTATTTATGGCTTCCACAACTATTGACCTCGATACCGAACTATCCGCAGTAAACAGTATACTGGGGGCTATCGGACAATCACCATTGACTACTTTGAACTTTGATAATCCAGAAGTAGCAATGATTTACAACCTACTCCGTGATGCTAACGTAGACACGCAGGCAGAGGGGTGGCATTTTAACACAGAGAAACATGTAAAGTTTTCTACCAATACTGATGGCAGAATAGTTATCGGTAATGATATACTTTCCATGGATCTACATGATAACCAAGCAAAACGTACACATAACTTTGTACGCCGTAATGGTTTTCTATATGACAAACAGGATCATACAGATATATTTACCAATGATATAGATCTTGATGTTGTCAGATTATATCAATTTGAAGATTTACCTATCGTCTTTAGAAGATACATAACATACAGAGCTTCAAGAGTTGCTGCTACAAAGTTAGTTGCAAATCCTCAGTTAGCAAAACTACTAGCTCAACAAGAAGCACTTGCTAGAGCTGCCCTCATGGAGTATGAGTGCAATCAAGCGGATCATAGTATGTTTGGATTTGAAGATAATAGTTCATATCAAACTTATCAACCTTGGAGAAACCTTAGAAGATAATGGCAAGTATCACACAAACTATCCCTCAATACTCACTAGGAATGTCAGAACAGCCTGACCAGCTAAAGTTTCCCGGTCAGGTAACAGAGGTAACAAATGCAATACCAGACCTAACAAAAGGTTTGTTCAAAAGACCGGGTGCAAAGAGAATCGGAACTGACAAGCTACCTAATGTACAGAGTGGAGGTTCGTGGTTCCATTACTTTCGTGATGAAACAGAAGGATCTTACATAGGACAAATAGATGCAAACGGAACTGTTAGAGTCTGGAGCTGTAATACAGGCACAGAAATGACTGTTGAAATGAGAGCTGGTAAATGGAAATCTACTAGAGACTATGATATAGGTGATGAAGTATCTGGTACTAATAACAGAGTTTATAAAGCAACTGCTGCTATAAGTTCTGGAGGCTCAGAGCCTACACATACATCTGGTACAACTAATAACTGGGAGCATATAGAAACTCAAATAGCATCTTTAGTGCCTATAGCCAACTATTTACAAACCTCAGATCCTGAGAATTTACAGTTTTTAACTATCAATGATACAACTTTTGTAAATAATAGGGACGATTCAGATGCACGAAAACAATACACAACAGTTGGGACAACAGGAAGTACAGCTGATACACCAGATGATCACTTCGGGTTCATAGAACTTTTACGTACAGAAAACGGTAGACAATATGGTGTCAATATAAATAATGGTGCTACAGTTACTACATTGACACGAGCTACAAAAATAAAAATTACAGGACATAGTTTTGAGGAAGGTGATGGCTCAGGTCACTGCCCCGGCATAGGTACAGAAGTATACGCTGTTACAGCTAAAAGCAGTTATGGTGCATCAGAAAATATAACTCACGTAAAGGATAGTGGTGGTACTACACTGACAGCTTCTTTTTCAAGTAACCCAACTTCTGGTAGGTCTAATCTAACATTTCGTGTCACAGCATTAGGACAGCAAGGTGTTAGTCCTAATTATAGTGCCAGCCAAAATGGCCCCGGTGGTAATAACTATAGATGTAGCTACAATATAGAAGCTGTATTACTACATGGTGGAGAAGGCTGGCAAGTTGATGACGTAGTTCGAGTTATACCAGAACATGCTTCTAATGCTAATCAGGGTAATCAGGCGTACGTAGATGTTACTGTAACTGAAATAGAAACAACTCAAGTTAATGCTACTATATCTTCTAATGGTGACGGTCTCGTACGACCAGCACCTACCCCTTTTAATGCTGATACAGCTGTTACTGCTGATACTATTATTGGTGGTATTATAGATGACTTACCATCCGGTATTACAGGTAAACACATAGGTACAGGCATATATCTATCAAGCACTAGCCCATTTAGTGTAGAAGTTGTTGAAGAAGACTTGATGCGATGTTTTCAATCTTCTGTAAATGATGTACAAAACTTACCTAACCAATGTAAAGATGGTTACATAGTTAAGATTTCTAACTCTAGAATGTCAGATGAAGATGACTACTATCTTCGTTTTGACGGCGAAAATAATAGGGATGGAGTAGGTTCTTGGTCAGAGTGTGCTGCCCCAGCCATAGCTAAGACGCTTACCAACATGCCATTAGTTATACAAAGAACAGATACAACCGAGTTTACTGTTAAACAGTTTGAATATCAAGATAGAAGAGTTGGTGATGATACAACTAATCCAATGCCTTCTTTCGTAGGTGCACGTATAAATAAAGTATTATTTTTTCGTAACCGACTAGCATTGCTATCAGGTGAGAATGTCATAACATCACGACCCGGAACGTTAGGTAAACCTGACTTTTTCAACGAAACAGCTTTGACTGTATCTGCTAGCGATCCTGTAGATATATCAGCCGCTTCTATGTTTCCTTCAGAACTGTTTGATGGTATAGAAGTAAACACTGGTTTGGTAGTATTTAGTACAAACCAACAATTCCTACTTGCAGCAGATGATACAGTTTTCAACCCTGACACTGCGAAGCTGCGTAGTATATCTACGTTTAATTATAATGAAACAATACCTCCAATATCTCTAGGTACAACACTTGCATATGTTGATAACTCTGGTAAGTTTAGTCGCTTCAACGAGATGGCAAACATACAACGTGAAGGAGAGCCAAGCATAGTTGAGGTAAGTAAAGTTGTACCAACACTACTGCCAAAAGACATAGACTTATTAACAAACTCCAGAGAAAACTCTATAATATTGTTAGGTAAGACTGGCTCAGATGATGTCTTTGGTTACAAGTATTTCCAAGTATCTGAGCAAAGACAGCAGGCTGCATGGTTTAAATGGAAGCTTAATAATCCATTGATATATCATTTTATTATTAATGATGAGTACTTCTTTTTAGATAGTGATTATTATCTACAAAGTATCAAACTAGTGCAGACTGAAAACGACCCTTCAACAAGTATAAACAATGTCGACTTCTTACTTCATGTGGATAATCATACTACTGTTAGCGGTGGTAGCTATGATTCAGCTAGCAACACCACAACCTTCAGTAATGTGGGCTGGTTAAGCACAGTCACTACACCTAATCATGACTTAGTGGTTATTGATGAGGGCGGTACTCCGGGCCCCACTAATGACCAAGGTAGATATGCTAAAGCTACAAAAGATCCATCTTCTAACACCTTTACTGTACCGGGAAACTGGAGTGGAGTAACACTTACAATAGGCTACCTATACCCATACCAAGTTAAGTTTCCAACATTCTATCCTACTAGCCAACAAGGTAATAATAGCAGAGCTGACGTAAATTCATCTCTTGTCTTGCATAGACTAAAACTACACTTTGGTAAAGTAGGGCTATATGAAACCACACTTCAACGTGTAGGTAAAACAGATTATACAGAAGTATACGAGTCAACAATTATGGATGCTTATGCTGCATCAAGATCTCCTTACCTTGAGGAGCACATACAGACCGTACCTGTATATGAAAAGAACACAAACGTAGACGTAATATTAACGTCATCACACCCTGCCCCAGCTACACTTCGCTCTGTATCTTGGGAAGGTGACTATTCACCCAAGTATTATAAACGTGTCTAATTACATACACCCACTTACATTGGAGGC